AAAAAAGGTTACAAAGTAACTGTATACGAACAAGAACCTCATCCTGCTATGCGAACTAGTTTTGCGAATGGTGGACAAATATCAGTTAGCAACAGCGAAGTCTGGACTACTTGGAGTAATGTCAAGAAGGGCATTAAATGGCTCTTTAAGAAAGATGCACCACTATTGATTCGTCCTCGCTTAGATTACCGTCAATGGAAGTGGATTGCAAAGTTTCTATACAATACTGCTACAAATCAGTATGAGAAGAATACTAGCGAAACTATTAAGATGGGTCTAGAGGCTAGCAAGTTGTATAAAGAGATTATCCGTGAAGAAATGTTGAATTTCAATCAATCTCCATCGGGTATTCTTCACTTTTATAAAGACGAAAAATATTTTGATGCCGCTAAACAAGCACAATCTATCTATCGTAAGAATGGATGTGAGTGGGATATTGTTAGCGCAAAAAGAGTTAAAGAACTAGATTCAACATTAGAAAAGGTTGAAGGTATAGTAGGTGGTGCCTGGACATTGAGTGACTGGACCGGCGACATTCATAAATTCTGCATTGAACTTGCACACGTTTTGAAACACAAGTATGGTGTCACATTCAACTATAATTGGGAAATCAAACACATCGAGGATGTTTCATTCTATGATGCTGTAATTATATCAGCAGGTGTAGGTAGCGTTGATATTGCCAAAAGTGTAGGTGATACATTAGATATCTATCCAGTCAAAGGATATAGTATTACTATCAACAATGTTCCTAGAAAACAATTGCCAGTCGTTAGCTTGTTAGATGACCAAGCTAAGATTGTCACTAGTAGTTTAGGTAATAGATTCCGTGTTGCCGGTACTGCTGAACTTGCAGGCGAGAACTACGATATCAGACACGATAGAGTCAAACCATTGTTAGATTGGGTACGTACTAACTTCCCTAATATGGATACAAGTGATTACAGTAGTTGGGCGTGTCTAAGACCAATGACTCCGAATATGATGCCTATTACCAAACGTAGTGACAAAAATAGTAAAGTATATTATAATACAGGACACGGTCACTTAGGCTGGACATTAGCACCATATACAGCAAAACTTATTTCGGAACAAATATGAGTCATTTAAAAATATCAGAGTTATTTTACAGCATTCAAGGTGAGGGCAGATACATGGGCGTACCGTCTGTATTTCTACGCACTTATGGATGCAATTTTACGTGCGGTGGTTTCGGTATGCCTAAAGGACAATTAAGTAATGAAAGAGATGTTATTGCGGTTAAAGCAGAAGATTACACAGATTATAAATCCTTACCACTTGTCAGTACGGGATGTGATAGTTACGCAAGTTGGGACCCTCGTTTTAAACACCTTAGTCCTGTTATCTCTACCGATGCTATTGTTGACAGCATTATGGATATACTTCCTCATGGTCGTTGGTTGGATGAGCACCTTGTTATCACAGGCGGTGAACCTCTTCTTGGATGGCAAAGAGCGTATCCAGACTTACTTTCAAACGAAAAAATGAGAGCATTGAAAGAGATTACATTTGAAACTAATGGTACACAAGAACTCAGTCAAGAATTTATAATCTATTTACAACAATGGAAGATCAGTCGTGAAAAGAACGCACTAACATTTAGTGTTAGTCCTAAACTAAGTATCAGCGGTGAGAAGTGGGAAGAAGCAATCTGTCCTAATATCATTCGTCAATATGAGAGTATCGGCTTTGTATATTTGAAGTTTGTAATTGCTACTAAAGAAGATGCACTTGAGGCAGATAAAGCAGTTGCAGAATTTAGAAGAGGTGGATTCAGAGGTCCAGTATATTTTATGCCTTGCGGTGGTGTAGAGAGTATATACAATATGAACGCAAAAAATGTTGCAATTGAAGCAATGAACCGAGGCTATCGTTATAGCGATAGATTACAAGTACCGTTGTTTAAAAACGAGTGGGGAACATGAACGCACTTTCAAGAGCATTAGGCAGATGGTTGTTCAGTCCATATCGTTGCAATGTATGTCATCATAAAATGAACATACACGATGGGCTAGTGGTAAGCCCCAAAGACAATAACGTTGTCATACACAAGAAATGCAGAAAATAAAAGGAAAAAATGAGTTATTTATTTACAAGTGAGAGTGTATCAGAGGGACACCCTGATAAGATTGCAGATGCGATTAGTGATGCAATATTAGACTTGGTTATGGCTAAGGAAGATAAAGCATTACGTTGTGCTTGCGAAACATTAGTTACGACTAATCGTGTTATTGTAGCCGGAGAATACAAAGGTGTCCTTCATAATCAAGAAGTTGAAAGTGCTATTCGTAAAGTTATCAAAGACGTTGGTTACGAACAATCTGGCTTTGACTGGCGTAATGTAGAGATTACTAATCTATTACACGGACAAAGTGCCGATATCGCACTAGGTACAGATAACTTCGGTGCAGGAGATCAAGGACTAATGTTTGGTTATGCTTGTAATGAAACAGATGTTCATATGCCTTCAGCTATCTATTGGTCACATCGTATTGTCGAAGAACTTACCAAGATTCGTAAATCAAAATCAGTTGAATGGTTAGGCCCTGATGCTAAAAGTCAAGTGACATTTGAATACAATGATAACGGTACACCTAAGCGTATTGCAAAAGTAGTTTGCTCTACTCAACATAGTGAAAGCGTAGATATTACTGCAGTTCGAATGGCAGTAGAAAATATCATTCGAGGTATATTGCCAGAAAAGTTTGTAGACAATGAAACTGAATTCTTTATTAACCCTACTGGTCGATTTGTTATCGGTGGCCCTGATGGTGACACTGGGCTTACTGGCCGTAAGATTATTGTTGATACTTACGGTGGTTATAGTCCTCATGGTGGCGGAGCCTTCAGTGGCAAAGATCCTACTAAAGTGGATCGTAGTGCTGCCTACTTAACTCGCTACTTAGCTAAGAATATTGTAGCTAGTGGACGTGCAGATTGGGCTACTGTTCAAATTAGTTATGCTATTGGATTAGCACAGCCAATGAGTTTCTATGTTGAGACTGACCACAAGCCACAAAGTCGTGAGTTGACTAAATGGATACAAGACAATGTTGATTTGACACCTAAAGGTATCATCAACCGTTTTGACTTGTTTAGACCAATCTATAGTACAACAACTAACTATGGTCACTTTGGTAAGCCAGACTTGCCTTGGGAAAAGGTAGATTTGTTCTAATATGCCGTTAGACTCTATGGGTCATACTCCTTACGATGATTTTTATCGTAATAGATATTTAGGGGCAGAACTCAAGTTTGCTTGGCTGCCCGAACTATGTAATTTAACAGGTAAAAAAATCTGGTTGAAGAAGGCTTATAGACTAACTGCAATGTGGATCGGGCCCGGCGAGTCTATCTTTGAACACAGGTGGCACGATAAGAATGCCCATATTATATGGCAACTAAAAAGGTAAATATATGTTTGAACTAAGATATTTTGTCCGACCCGGTTGGGACGGACCTGAAAAAGTGTTACAATATAGAACACAACTTGAAGTCACAGACTATAGCGGAACTACTATTAACGGTAGTTTTACTAAAAAGCGTGAATGGACTGAATGGCAAGATGTACCTACAGTAGAAGATAAATGAAATTATACAATAAACGAATCGCATTTTTGATTAGCGACCAACACTTTATACCACACGGTGGTATCGGGTCATTCGCTAAAGGCTTTACTGAGATGTGCGGCCGCATAGGCTGGAAAGTTGATATCGTATTAGACAAAGCTCCCACTAATGAATTTAGTGAACTGATTATATCATTAGGAGCAAACATCGTTTATCCTGACGAACCACTAAGATACAGTGACCATACTGCTACATTTGCATTCAGTGATACGATTAACTTTGAGAAAATTATCAACTTCCGCAAAAGTATTCTTAAAGCGTTTGAAACAAATGTTTACGATATGATTGTATGCAACACACAGGAAGCAATGACTGCAAGCTATGCTATGACAGTCAATAAGTATATCCCTGTTGTGTTCTATACACACTTGCATAGTATGATCTTCCGAGATAGTCAAGGTAGTGATGTATTCTTAGATTCATATCATAACTTCTATAACAAACATATGGAGTTTACTGATATTATTATTGGCACCCAAAGTCAAAAGAATATTGACGAACTAACTAAATTTGGTGCTACTAACTGTGAATTATTGCGTATGCCAATGAGTGAGCGTGGCTTACTTGAGCCTTATACAGGTTCTCGCAAGGGCGTATTGTTCATTGGACGCTGGGAAGAAGGTAAGAACCCAGAAGCATATATTCGTGTAATGAAAGAATGTAAACTACACTGCAAAGTGATGACTAACAGTAATGGTCAGAAGAAGTTTGAAAAGGCTTTTGCAGATGCTGGCATTACTGATTATGAAATCAAAGCGGGCATTACTGGTCAAGAGAAAGTTGATTTTATTAAAGGCTCAGAAGTATTCTTTATGCCAAGCTTGCGTGAGAACTATCCCTTCGCATTCTTAGAATGTCTAGGGCATATGCCATGTGTAGTGCTAGACAATCAAGATTGGTCAGATAACTTTAACGAGAAATACTTTCACAAAGTTAATATCAAAGATGCCGCTACAACTATCGTAGATATATATGGTTCTGAACAATCTCCTGACGCATTAGAATACGTCAAGTCATTAGATGATGAAGTAGCACAAGGCTGGATTAGTTTCTTAGATAGCTTTCCAGGCAAGCGTAGCAATACAAATGCCGCAAAGATTAATACTTATGAAACAGTTAAGTATCGTGACTATATTATAGATTTGAATCGCAAGCATTTAGCACGTGAAGATTTTGAAAGTGTATTAGGTAATAAACATAAGTTTCTATCAGTATACTATACAGACAATGATACATACTTGAGCAAAGACCCAACATACAAACCAATAGAGGAAGCAACAGGCGCAAGCTTGTTTGAAGGATTATGAAAAAGATTTTAATTACAGGTAACAGTGGTTACATTGGTTCTCATCTTACTAAGTTATTGAAAGATGAATATGAAGTATGTGGTTTAGATAAAGTAGAACCACAAGAAGCTCCTCATACATTCTATCACTGTGATATCAATAGACAGTTTAGTTTAGAAGATGAATTTGATTGTGTAATTCATTTAGCCGCATTGGTTAATGTAGGTGAAAGTGAAATTAATCCTATTCAATATTACATTACAAACTTAAATGGCACAATGAATGTGTTGAATAAGATCAAGACAAAGAACTTTATCTTTGCTAGTACTGGTGCCGCACAAGGATGTGAGAGTGCGTATGGTATCAGTAAACGTGCCGCTGAAGATGTAGTTAGAGAATTTTGTACAGTACATCGACCAACTCCATATACAATCTTTAGATTTTATAATGTTATTGGAAGCACCGTCGTGGCTCCCACTAACCCCGATGGATTAATGTACAATTTAATTATGGCTATGAAATCAAAAGAGTTTACTATTTTTGGTAACGATTATGATGTAAGTCCTGACGGTACTTGTATACGTGATTATGTACACGTAAATGAAATATGTGATTCATTGAAACAAGCTATTGAAAAACCTAGCAATAGTGTTGAATCATTAGGACACGGTGTGGGCTATACAGTTAGAGAGATTGTAAGTATGTTCCAGAAAGTCAATGATATTGACATTGATGTAAAGTACGGCCCAAGAAGAAAGGGTGACCTTGCTAGTTCAGTACTAGAAGATGTGTCACCCTATATGCGTAACTTGTATACTATGGACGAGTTACTTAAGATTTAGCCTTACGAACGAATTGTTCTGCAATCATTACCAGCTCTTGCATTTGCTCAATACTCTCACAGTTCCATCTACGTAATGCCTTATTGATTGGGCTATCCGGATCTCTTTTAGTCTTAGCACTTGCGTGAGCTTTTTTCATTCCACTCATTCTCGCACAGAAGGATTTACGGCGTTTCGCAGCCTTACTTCCTTTTTTCAATTTGCTAGGCTTAGTAGTAACCGCAGTCTTTAGCTTACTACCCGGATTCTCTCTACGATAGGCTTTAACGGCTTTCTTACTCATTCCGTCAGTTTTGTCTTTTTTATTGACTTTTTGCCAATCTTCATTGATAATATCTGTAATCTTCATAATGGTATCCGTAAATAGTTGACTTTATTGCGTAAAAATGTTACACTATATCTTATTATTTATCACTTTAGGTTATTATGCATTCTTTTGACACTACTACTAAACGCATTGGTTTTGCTTGCAAATGGGCAGAAATCAATAAAAAAGGTGAAATCACATCCACTGAAGGTCTTAACACAGGTGGCACTACACAAGCATGGGCCAAACGTAATAAGCGTGATGTAGTAGAAGAAAAGATTATGGATGTTGCTAAACGCAATATTCTTAATACACACGCACTTGTTAAGAAAGTCGCTACACTAGAACCCGGACTACGTATGTTGCGTCTTACTAGCGATATGCTTAGTTTTTATACAATGGATGAGTACAAAGACTTTTGGCATAGTACTGATGTACAAAACAGTTTGCAACGATGGTTTGCCCCGATCGGTGAGACTGCACGTGCCAATGATGTTCGTCTAAGTTTTCACCCTGACCAATTCGTTGTTTTAGCGAGTGACCGTGATGAGGTAGTAAATAAGAGTATTGAAGAATTTGAATATCATTGTGACATGGTTCGTTGGATGGGCTATGGTAAACAATTTCAAGACTTCAAAGTAAACGTACACATTTCCGGTAGACGTGGCCCACAAGGCATTAGAGATGTGTACAACAGATTGTCGCCAGAAGCGAGAAACACACTAACACTAGAGAATGAGGAATACACACATGGACTTACTGACTGCTTATCATTATCTGACCTCGTACCTACGGTCATGGACATTCACCATCACTGGATTCGTGAGGGAGAATACATTGAACCTACTGATGACCGTGTTAAAAGGGTCATTGACAGTTGGCGTGGTGTTCGCCCTACTTTACATTACAGTGTCAGTAGGGAAGATTGTCTTGTTGAACACGCCCGTGATGTCCGTCCCGCCCGTGATGCGTTGATGGAAGCAGGACATAGTAAACAGAAATTGCGGGCACATAGTGATTACTATTGGAACGATGCAGTCAATGATTGGGCATTGACATTTATTGATAATTTTGATATGATGTGTGAAAGCAAGGCAAAGAATCTTGCTAGTTTTAAATTACTTGAGAGATACAAATGTTTGACAAAATAAAAAATCTATTTAAGAAGCCGGAACCGATCAAGGAGCCGGCACCAAAAAAAGTTAAGGAAAAGAAAGCTGTTCCTGAACTTACTGCTAAAGAGAAAGCAACACAAGCGGGTGAACCATATATTAATATACTAAGTATGGAAATAGACCCTAATGATGTTAACAATGGTGCATTTGAATTAGATTGGAATGATAAGTTCATTTTAAATTTGATTCGTGCAGGTTATAAACAAAAAGATACTGATACTGATGACGTAATAGTTGATCGGTGGTTTCAAACAGTATGCCGCAATATTGCACTTGAAGTGTATGAGCAACAACAAGCTGATCCGACTAACCGCGACTTGCGTGTGGTCCGAACAAAAAATTTAGGTAACGGAAGAACTGAGGTAAGTTAATGAATACTGCAGATGTTAATTTATGTGATATATACTGCCCGTCACTAATTATAGCAATTAGAGATGTACCTGATAATTTTAAATGGTATTCCTGGTTTAAGCAAAACAAACTTGAGGGGATTACATATGCATTTTACTACAAAAATAAAGTTATCAAATATGGTTGTAGCTATGCAAAATTCCAAACCCGAAAGAAAAGTTCTAGTTACGGTGAACGATTAGTTCGACAAGTTAATAACTTACCCGGACGATTTGGTAAGCCAGGTGATATACATATTGATGGTTATGGATTTATACCGAAGAGCAAAAACGGCAGGGATATATCCGAAAATATTCGTGAATTAGAAATCCAAATGGGTAAAAAAATTGATCGGGATGACATATACCTTCACATATGGGATATAACAAATGTTCATAGTACCGTAAATTTTTATTACCCAACTGATGAAGGTAATAAACAACGTGCTGAATACTTTGAGGCACTTATGATAGCACAATACAAAGAGGATAATAACGATTCCTTACCAATCGGTAATAGGAAACAGGATCCTTCTACCCATAATAGTGCATTTACTAAGAAGCAAATCTCTGCCCAAGCTGGAAAATTGCTAGATTTTGCTTGACAATAAACAAAAATAGATGTATAATTATACACATATTAATACATACCTCTCTATAAATGAAATACGCACTTATCGACACAGCTAATACATTCTTCCGTGCCCGTCACATTGCATCACGTAATAGTGATACTTGGGAAAAGATCGGAATGGCCCTTCACTTAACATTAGCAAGCACTAATCAAATCGTTCGCAAGTTTGGTATTGACCACGTTGTGTTCTGCTTAGAAGGCCGTAGCTGGCGTAAGGATCATTATGCTCCGTACAAGAAAAATCGTGTAGTAGATACACTAACACAAACTGAAGCAGAAAAAGAAGAAAACGAAATGTTTTGGGACACGTATGAAAAGTTCACTACGTTTCTTAAAGAAAAAACAAATGTATCAGTACTAAGACACGAACGTGCCGAAGCTGATGATATGATTGCCCGATTCATTCACTTGCATCCCGATGATGAACATTTTATCATTTCAAGCGATACTGACTATGTTCAACTTATCACAGAAAATGTGAAGCAATATAATGGGGTAGCTAATCAACTTATCACGTTAGATGGTTACTTTGATGACAAGGGTAAGATTGTTAAAGACAAGAAAACTAAAGAACCCAAATTGCTAGGTGACCCACAGTGGCACCTCTTTATGAAATGTATGCGTGGTGATAGTTCTGACAACGTATTCAGTGCTTATCCCGGTGTGCGTGAGAAAGGCACTAAGAATAAAGTTGGTCTAACTGAGGCTTACGCTGATAGGCACAAACAAGGCTTTAATTGGAACAATATGATGCTTCAACGGTGGGTCGACCATAATGAGGTTGAGCATCGTGTTAAAGACGATTATGAGCGTAACCGTGTATTGATTGACTTAACCGCACAACCGCAAGAAATCAAGGATTTAGTTGATACACGTATCAAGGAAAGTGTTCGTGTAGTTACTACTCCTCAAGTTGGCATTCACTTTATGAAATTCTGTGGCAAATATGAACTTACAAAAATCTCTGAGCAAGCTGAAACTTATGCTAGGTGGCTTAATTCACCGTATCAAGGGCACCTACATGAATGATTTAATTGAGAAGCAATTATACTTGGGTATCGTTGCGGTGCTCAAGGATCAAAAGTTATACTACGAATCTAGTGTATGCGCTAAAGGTTCATACAACCATTTTCGTGACGGTGGCAAAGAAGCATTGATGGTGTATATTGAAACAATGGCTCCATTGATTCTCAAAAATGAGCGTGATAAACTTGACAAACGCGCCAAACAAATGATGTGGGAAGAATTGAAGAAATGAATGATAAACCTTTCTATGGAACCATACTAGCAATGTTTGTTGCTATGACTGGTCATCCGTGGATAGCACTTTTTATATT